GCACAAAATCAGTGTTGAACTGAATCGTCGCAGTCCATCGAGGGAAGTCCGCCTCCAACGGCGGATCGAAGTAATCGCCCGCGCTGTTCAAGCACGCCTTGCCAGTCAAGTCGCGCACGACAGGCTGCGTGACCAGGCTTGAACTCCATCGAATTTTCGGCGGCTGCAATAGCGGATTCGGGTCTGGCTTACTGTTGTCGTAAGCAACAGTTACTTCCCAGACAAGCCGCGACTCATCAATTCGCCTGGCTGATCGACGCCTCGCGAATGCAGTTACATCAGTCGGATATGCCGAGCCAAGAGGGGGAATTCCAACAGCGGTCTTGACCGCCAGTTGAGTTTCAGTCGGCGTATCGCTGTATACGCGAAACAATCGCTCGTATGTTCTGTTTCCCTCGGCCTCGTCTTCCCAGGTCTCGCCAGACCAGATTTCAGTGACATCGACAATGGCCATTTCATACGTCTCCTGGCACAAGCTCCACGATGTCGCCTTGCGCCATTTCTCGAAGCAGTTTGGTCTGAGCGACTTGTTCCTTGAGTTGTTGTTGATTCAACGACACAAGCTCGTTCGGGCCGGACGCGGTACGCATCGCTTCCATGATCGCCGACCACGCTTCCGACGTGCCTTGCAGCACGCCCTTCACGCCGCCAATCGCATCCATTCTGCCGGCAACACGCCCTTGGCTATCCTCGATTTGCAAACGATCAGGTCTTATTTTCTGAGCCTCGCCAAACATTTCCTCACTGCGTTGCTCGACATGCTTTGCGAAATCGCTCGCCAATCCCTCGCCAAGCATCGACACTTTGCTCGTCAGTTCACGTTCCAGGGCGGACATCTCGCGCTTGGGAATATTCGGCAGCTCGCGAATCGTGTTGACAAACCCTTGAGTTAATGGAGTCCAGTCAACCTCGAACGATCCTTGAAAACCCGATTTGACCCATTCCCACAACTTGACGAATAGCGAGCGGATGTTTTTCACCAAATTGGTGAACACCGATGACGCGAAGTTGTAGGTCGTTTCGAATACGGCAAACCAATTTTGAGAAAACCATCGAAGCAATTCTGGAATCGTCTCCGTGAAGAAATGAGTCACAATGTTGGCGGTGGTCACGGCCGACAATTGAAACTTCGTCCATGCCAGCTCGGCGATTCGGCTGAAGTTGTTCATGCCGAACTCAATCGTCCACACGATGGCCGCGAACGTTGTTTGCACTTCCATGAATGAATTCACAAATCCGGTCGCCACATTCTCGATGACAGGCGCGAGCGTAATGAGAAACATTCTCACCACGCCGTCAATGGCTGCTTTCACACGAGTCATTGCGTCATTGGCCGCCTCGATTTGCGCGACGTTCATGCCTTTCAAACCAGACAACCTGATTCCCTCGTCAACCATTTGCCGCAGCGCGTCGCGGCCGCCTTGAAGCAGAGGGATCAAAGCCTGGCCGCCGCGGCCAAGCAACTTCACGGCGAGTTGAGCACGCTCCGTTGGCGTTTCCAACGCGGCCATCTGATCAGCCACGTCTTCAAGCGTCAGGCCCTGCCTGGCCAGCCTGTTGATTCCGATTCGCAACTGCTCGGTGCTGACGCCTGATAAATTCGCTGCGTGCTCGTAGCCGGCCAGCTTATCCGCAGAGATTCCCAGCGCATTCGACAGCTTGGCTATCGAGTCAATCGACTCCATCACACCGTTGACAAATTGCGCGGTATTGAACCCAATGCGGCGAATGTTCTGATTGCGCATGAGTTTGTAAATTGAGTTCACCTTTTGGCCGAACCCATTGAGCGCATTCGTCGCGGCCGACAAATTGGTTTGCAGACTCTTGATATTGGCCGAGATGACCACGCCAATTTTCGCTGGAACAGCCATCACTTTTCCTTGTTAACCAGGCTGTTGTGCACGGCGACGAAATGCTCGAACGCTTCGCGCATCTGCTCCAACGTTTGTCTGACCTTCGCCACGCGAGGAATAAACTGATCCGGCTTGACCTTCTTCTTGCTCCACAAGTTAACGAGCACGGCGGCCAGCAAGGCCGTTTGTGCCCAGTCGTCGCCGAACGGCTCTTGCTTGTAATACTCGATCCACTCCTGGAACTCGCGCGCATCAATTCGTTGCTGACACTCGCGAACCGAGCTGTGCGTCACCGTCCGCGCCAGGTGGAACCAAAACCGGCGCGTCGGGTTTTCCCTCAGTTTTTTGCGATGGCCTCCGCCTCGGCGTTGTTCATGCCGTTCAACGCAATGACTCGCTCCAGGATTTTGTCAAGCGCCGTGCCTGACTTCTCGGCCAAGGCGTCAACATCTTTCGTGGTAAACAGCGGCTGGCCTCGCTCGTCAACCAGCGAATACACCACAGCCAACGCGCGGATGCGACGCCCGGCAATGCCGTTTTTCTCTCGGTTGGCAATCTTGATTTCCAAGTCTTCCCGCTGCTCGCCACTCATCATGCGAATCGTGACTTCACCACCCCATTCGTCGACGTGAAACGTTTCAGTCCGCCTGTCATCGACGCTCAGAATGGCTTCCCTGGTCAACCTCGACATACTACCTCCTACGGATTGGCTTGAGTGATCGGACCGCTCACCTTGATCACTGCCGTGGCCGTCATGCGATCATCAATCGGTGCTTCAGCACTGTAGCTCTTGAGTGCGCCTTGAAACGTCCAAGTTGCACCGTTTGGGAAAGTGATCACGCACTGCTCGAAGTTGCCATGGATAGGCGGAACAGTGGATGGATTCAAATTCAACTCCACGCTCAATTCGCCGAAGTTCACCAGGTCTTGCATAATGAACGTTCTGGCTCCGTTCGGCGTTGTGGTGTGCGACGTGTCGATCTCATCGCGCGACATTTCTGGCAGCGTCACGCCAATAATTTCGGCCAGGAAGCCACTGGCAAAGCTGATGGTAATTCCATATCCAGTGTCGGCGGGCATCGTTCTTTCCTTTCATTTCAATGCGTGGGAACTGGTTGCATCCAGAAAATTCTCGCTTCACCGGTAATCGCCGGGAACCCAACATCATCTCCAAATGCTGGAGGAATCGTTGAATTCTGCGGCGTGCCGAGAAAACAACCACGGATGGTTTTCCCGTCCATCACGCCGGACAAGCAATCAATTTCATTACGCAACGCCTCGAACAATTGCAGCGATTGCATGTACGACACGCCACGACACAGAATCATAAGCTCCTCGCGAACCAGGCCAGACGAGCCGCTGGAGTGATACATCCGATCTCCGCCGTTACACGCCACGACAAGATATGGTGGCGCGGCGGTTTGCTGAGCACGCCCGCCGAAGATATTTTGACCAACAATGGCCGTGATGTTTGGGCGGGACTTCAGGTACGTAATCAGCGAAAACTCGATCATTTCTTCGTGAGCAACTTTCGCATTTCAGACTCAATGCCCTTGCTCGCCGTCTTCAACATCTTTTCCTCGACAGCATTCCGTGAATCTCGCACGCCGCGACTGATAAATCGAACAGGCTTAGCTCCGCTATGCAAGATAATGCTGCCCGCGGGGACTCGCCCCCACCGCTTGCTCAGCTTGATGTAGTGCGGCCTCGTGCCACGATCAACCAAATGTGAGTGCAACACAGCCGCCGTGGGACCAAGCACCGCTGTCACCGATCCCTTCAACAACTTTGCCTTGCGCGAAACAAATCCCTGGCGCAGGTGCGGCCGTGGCATTCCGTTTGGTCGCAGACCTTCGCCGAGCGGAATATACCGCACAATTGATCGTCTCACATGAGTAGCCGCGGCGTTCACGGCACGCCTCAACACTCTGACCTGAGCCTGCCGTGGCAGCTTATTCAAGGCACGACGCAGTTCAATCATGCCGAGTATTTTCACGTTGGCTGTTGATTTTCCCATGTCGCCAGACTTGCTTATCGTTCCTCGATGGCTTCGATGCGAACCACCTTGCGTTCCTCGTCAACATCGTAGACAGCCACGATGTTGAACTTGCGACTGCCATCGCGCAATCGCCAATACGGCTTGATTTGACGTGATCGTTGAGTTGACGGAGTTTCCATTACGTGACTGACTGTCGCCTCGACCTGGCCAAATACTGCACGCTCGGAACCGCCCCTCGTCACAAATCGCACGCGGATGTTTCCCTCGTTGATCCATTCCTGATCGTCCGCCAGGTTCACATGACCAGCCAGGTCAACAGTGTTGGCGGGACGCTCCAGCTTGAGCGTGTGCACGAATCGAGTCTGCCGGCAACACGACGCATTACTCATAACCACCCCATTGCAGCCGGCCGATCAAGTGCCAGTAATTTTCTCCGAGTTCAGTGCAACCGTAGAACCTCTGCCGCACGGCGTACAGAATCGCATCCTTCGCAAGCACGGGCACTTCGTTCACGCTTGCATATCCGCCTTGAAACTGAACAACCACGGCGTGCATTGCATCCTCCGTGGCGGGCCACGTCGTGTTTCTTGCTGGCATGATCCTGGCCGGCTCGCTGCGCAAGTCGACCACATAATCAGCCGGAGCCATCGTGTGCCAGGTATCGTTGAGCAGATAGTTGATGTGATCAACGGCGGTAACAGGCACGCGGCGTAGCTGGATCGCGGCGCTCGGGAAACGATCCAACTGCAACTGCCAGGTTTGTGGCAGAAGCAAACGCCGCGTGTCTGTCTCCACCAATTCCGTCGCCCAGCGAATCAATCGCTCAAGCTGATCGTTTCGTGATGGATCATCGACAATATCCAACTCATCCGCGACTTGCGCCACGGTCACGGGCAACTCGGTTGGAGCAACAACGCGAGTGAACGTCGAGTGGATATCATGCTGTTGAATCACGGCGTGCCAGCTTTCAGTTGCTGCGCGTCAACCTTGACTGCCAGGCCACGCTCGATATGTCGTCGAGCTTCCTCGCGAGTCATCTCCACGATCTCGCCAATCGCCTGGGAGAACGTTCCAACCAGACGACCATTCGCATCGAAGTTGTGACCAACCCTCGACACGAGCAAGCGCACCTTCACCGCTTCCATCGCTCGATCACTCATGCTTCACCTCACGATGCTTGAGTCATCTTCCGAACCGGACCATCGCCAGCATCGAGCAGATGGCCATCACCCTCGATGAAGGCAACGAAACCGTCCTGATCATTATCACGATACCGCTCAGTCAGACGGTACAAGCGAACCTCGTTGACCTGGCGAATCTTGTACGCAGACAGATCGCCAAACAACATCGTCACGGCGCCAGCGGAAATCGTGGACGACATGTCTTGATTGATCGTGTACGGATACGTGTTCAACGTGTCCGGCGCGCCAGAGTTCGCACCAGCCTGCCACAGGTATTGCCCCTGGGCATCCTTCAACTTGCGAATGGCCTTGAACACGTTGTCATGGAACATGTATCCGACGCCGGGCATTCGTCGTCGAGATGGATCGACCGAATGTTCCAGATCAATCACTTCGTCGAACGTGATCGCCGTTGGCGATGCGGTGGTCACGCCGGCAGCCGCACACGTCACAATACCTTTCGGCGTAGACGTGCCGCTGCCAACGGTATAGCGATTGTTCTGAATGCGACCAAGGCGCTCACCGAGCATGCGAGCGAGGTGTTGCACCAAATTCACAGCGTTATCGCGCAACAACTCATAGGGCACCAGAATCATGTCCGACGTGAACTTGTAAGCAGACCAGGTGATCTGCCCGAACGTCGGATCAATGTTGGTGTTGACCGGACTCGATTCACCGATCTGACGACCAGAATTCGCGGTGTCGTTTGCGGTCGGCCAGCGCATCGGTTCGGCAGTGGTCGTGCGAATCACGTCAGCCACGCTGAACATCGAGCCG